TCCACCATCCACAAAGAACATATTAGCATTACCATTTGATTCTATTCTAAAATCATAATCGCCACTATCTTCATTAAATACTACATTTCCAGCATCTTGCGTAAACGTTCCATCAATATCCACATTATCAAGATTGGCTGTACCATCAACGTCTATACTTCCAGCTAAATCAATATCTCCAGTTACAACTAAATTATCATTTACTGTGGTTTCTGATGTACTATGTCCAATAGATATAGGAACTCCGCTTGTTGCTGTTCCTATTGTAATACCATTTGAGGTGTTTGAGTTATCAATATTTAATGTGGATGTAGAATCCAAAGATATATTAGAACCATCTACAACTAATGTTCCGTCAATGTCTGTATTATCAAGATTGGCTGTACCATTTACATCAATATCACCTTCTAAATCTATATTGTCCGCAACGACTAAATTACCATCAGCTATATCTAAAGCTGTTTGTCCATTTGTTCCTGTGATTGTTAATTTTTCTTCGGAAGCATCCCAAACAAATGAATCTCCAGATGTTCCGCTATGAAATGTTACATCATGTCCTGAACCATCAGAACCGATTGTTAAAGCTCCTGTAACTGTCATTGTATCAGTAGATGATTCGGTGAGTTTAATCATGTTGGCTCCACCAACATATATATCTAATACATCAGCGCCTGATTCTTGTAAATATGTATCACTACCATCTCCACCTAATACTAACTTATTGGTAGAGCTAATTGCTAGATTACCATCAACTATTTCATCATAATTTCCTGAACCGTCCCCATTGACAGTGAGGTCACCCTCTATTGTTAAATTACCATTTATTGTACCACCAGAAGATATACTGGCGGCAGTAGTGGTAATTAAATTACCTATAGCCATTGTAACCTCCTATGTGTATACAAGCCTGACAGAAGCACTAGATGATGTTTTTCTGAGAGCGTGTAAGTAAATTGTATCACTGCCCATACCATATGGAACAGTTAATTCATAAATTGTATCGCCACCTTTTAAATATAAGTTATTAGCTGCTGTCCCTAACATTGCTGATGTAGAAGTTGAAAAACCATAGTATATATCCTCATCTGGCTGAACCAAAATATTATGATATGTGCTAACATCTTTATAAACTTCACTAGCAGCAACAGACCAAGCGCTTTGCACTTCAAAATTTGATGCTGTTGTTATATTTAGCGATTCATGTGTTCTAAATCTTTGTGTATTTGCCATGTTCTCTTCTCTTTAATTTAGTTTGGCTTGCGAGGTGAGAAGTTCCTTATCCAAACAGTTATCTAAAATCTGGTACATTCATTACTCGTGCACCACCTACTTTGTCTCGCTTCTTCATTCCAAAGCGCTTAACTGCTTCATCCCACTTTTGTCTATGCATCATAGATGCATTAGAACTAACCATTGACTGATTTGGGTCTAAAGCTGTACCTGCTTTGTCCATGTATAAGCATTTTTTAACATAATCTACCAGAGCTAAGTGTAATGAATTATCTATATCTGGTACATCGTTTATTGAAGACACAGCTTCTGGTTCAGAATAGTATTTAATTAAAATACCATCTGTAACAGATTCCTGTATTGCCTTCCAATTTTTTCTTTCTGTGGTATTTAGATTACCTGAACTATTAACATTAGTTAACAGAACAAAATTATCTCCTTCTATAAACCACACGCATGAATTTTCTGGGTATTGTATATTACTTGCCATTAGTTTGAATCCGGTGTATTAAGGTTTGATTCACTTGTTGCATCCGTAAGTATAACATTTGTATCTACAAGTCTTGGTATCTGCATATAATCACCATTATCATCCATAAAATAAACTTTAAATACTTTGTTAACTTCTAAAACATTATTTGAACTGTCTTTAGCTGCATCTTTTAAACTATAATACATTTGATTAGCGGTTGTACTTAGTTTTGCTGTAGATACTTTACTATTATACATACCTAACTCTACAAGAGCATCATTAACTAAAGACATGATATATTTTTCAGGCGCATCAGGAAACACTTGACGCACTCTACTAATAATTTCTTTTACTGTTATTGTTCTAACTGACATTTTGAGCTCCTTGACTAATGAGTAGTTGTAGTCCTTTATCATAATCAGCTTGCAATTTAGCTTGTTGTTTTTCATACCATCCATAATGAGAAGTATCTACAGCTAATCTTGCTTGAACTTCATTACTATATCCTTGAGCTATATTAATCTTAGCTTGAATTTCATTAGCAAAACCTTGCGCTGTAGCAACATAACTTTGTGCTGTATTTACATATCCTTGAATTGATTGAGCTTTAGCAGAACTAAAACCAGCCCTAGCATTTACTTCTGTCGCATATCCCTGAGCTTGTGAAACATATCCTTGAGCTTCTGAGATATAAGCACTTCCTTGAGCTATTATTGCTTGAGCCTCTTGTAAATAAGCTCCTCCAGCCGCTAATCTAGATTGAGATTCCTGCCTTTTTGATTCTGCCTGTCTTAATCTTGCATCAATTTCAGCAATATATCCACCAGCTATAGCAATTTTAGCTTGAACTTCATTGCCAAATCCCTGAGCAGAAGCTATATAACTTTGAGCTGTACTGATATAACCTTGAATAGCCTGTGATTTAGCTCCACTAAAATTAGCTCTTGCAGAAACTTCATTAGCATAACCTTGAGCTTGAGCTATAGTTGCCTGAGCTTGTTTTAAAAATGCATCACCTGCATTTACCCTAGCTTCAGCTTCTTTAAAATAAGTACCTTGAAGTTTAATGCTAGAATCAAATTCTTCTACTTTTTGACGTAAATTAGCTTGATATTCTTGAACTTCATCATTTACTTGAGCAGTATATTTATTTAATTCTCCTGTAAACTTTTCCATTAAAGATTTATTATTAAGTACTATATCTTCCATTTCTTTAGCTGCATTAGTTAGTGCTAACGCTTGGTCTTGAGCTTTATTAAATTTATCTACATCTGTCGTTAATTGAGCTTCTTTTTGAGCATCTTCAGCATCTAATCTAGCTTGATTTAAAACTTTTTGTAAATCCGAATTATGTTTTGCTAATTCTGCTTGAACATTTGCCTGATATCTAGCATTATCTTTATTGAACTCATTTAATTCATTTTGTATATCAAGTTGATACTGTTGAAAGCTATCAGATTCTGTTTTAGCCCAAGCTTGATAAACTGTATTTAATTCAGCTTTATATCTTTCAAGTTTTTGAGAATAAACTTGAACATCTTTATTTACTTCAGCTTGATATTCAGATACTTTAGATTGATATTCTTGATATTCTTTTTGCAACAATAATTGAGCTTCTTGTTGAGATTCTTGATATGCAAGGTCTGCATTTTTAATTTTTTCTTGAATAGCTGCTTGATATTCTACATTTGCATCATTAAATACATTTAATTGATTTTGTAGAGCTTGTTGATATGCTCCTAAATATGAATTAATTTTATTAATTTGCAATCCAGCTAGCTCTGTATCTTCTTCATCTTCTATTAAATGCCCTAATACTTCCCACCAATCAGTATAATCTTGAAAATCTGAATCAGACCCTATTGTTCCATCTGTTATAGTAGTAGTTAATTCTTCTGTTGCTCCTCCTACTTTAGGAGCTGTATAAGCTGGAGCTGTACCAAAACTTGCAACCGTTACAGTAGATATTCCGGGTGTACTAAAACTTGCAGTACCTAAAGTTGGCGGTGTACTTGTAGAAAATACTCCCGGGTCAGAATCATCAAGAGGATTCGAAGACCCACCTTCAAAAAAAGTATTAAATGATACTCTAGACGTTAAACTTGGTTTTGTATAAGTTGGAACGTCTCCACTTATATCCGCTTTAGAAACTGCAGCTACTGTTATAGCTCCTATACTAGATGCAGAAGCATCTGCATTACTAGCTTCAGGATATTCAATTGTAGCTAAACTAGGAGCAGAAGGAGCTGATACACTAACAGTTAAATCATTTATAGATAAAACACTTGGAGCAGCACTTCTAGATGCTGTTATAGGAGATGTAACTGTGGAACTTACTTCAGCAGCTACTTCATCAAATTCTTCATGAGCTAATAATATAACTTCATCAACCTTATCTAATTCTGTATTTATAGCTGTAAGAGCCGTTGCAACATCACTACTATTATCAGTCTGAGTTGCAAGTTCTGCAGCCTCCGCTTTAGCTAAAACAATCTCAGCTTTAGCAAGAACTAAATCAGCATCTATCTTATCACATACAGCTTGCGTTTCGTCCATTTCTGTTATTATCTTAGCAGCCGCTGTGTTAACAGCCCCCTCTGAATCTGTTTCACCTAAGTCTAACAACGCACTAGACTTATCAAATTCTACACTACCCTCAACAATTACATTATCTACTTTATCAAACTCAGTACTTGCTTCTACGATAATATTATCAACTTTAGCTAACTCTGTTGCCATTGCATCGCAAGCAGTTTCAAAATCACCACCATTATCAGTTTGTGTGGCAAGTTCAGCAGCTTCAGTTTTAGCTAGTACAACTTCTGCTTTTGCTAAAACCAAATCAGCGTCTATTTTATCGCAAACTGCCTGAGTTTCATCCATTTCAGTGTTAATAGCAGTAAGAGCAGTAGTAATATCAGAATTAGATGATTTATTACCTAAAACATTTTGTAACGATTTTATAGAAGCATACAATGGTACTAAATACTCAGCTTCATCAGGAAATACTGCTATAGCAGAATCGCTATAAGATACTGTTGGATATTGAACTTCAGAATATGTTACTGAACCACCAGCAGGTAATACATCTAATGAATTATTTTCAATATAATAAATAGGGTCTGTAATTGTAGCATAATTCATATCGTCAGGGTCTGAATATCTACCTTTATATATTGCAGGTACATCACGACAAGGCTGACTAATATCCCCATCACTTCTCATTACATTTGATATTTTTCCAGTATTTAAAGTACTAGCACTACCAGAAGTAAAACTAACAGAAGATGTGCACAGATTTAAAAGATTTTCTGGTAATACATTTATTATTTCTTTAGCGCCATCTGTAAGAAACTGAGTTAATTCAGTTTGCGTAGGAGCACTACTTCCATCTATTGAAAGACTTGTTAAACCTTCTACCTGTGCTTCAAAAGTAGCCATTATGCACTCGCTATAAATAATTCAACGCTTACTGCGTTACCACCGGGATTTACTTGTATACTGCCTAAATCAGCCATAGTTCCAAAACTTGGACTTGTATCAGCTTCTGACAACATTAAGTCATCTGCGCTTCCAAGAATGTGGCTTTCACCAGCACCTAATTTTACTTGATAAAGAGTAGCTGCTCCAACAACAGCTAACTCAACTGAATTAGAACCATCTAAATTTGTAACTCTAATATATTTTGAATCTTCAATATCAACAGCCCCAGCTGCTCCGTATGCATTAGAATTAAAAACTGCAATAGTTGTAGTTTGACTAGCTGGACAAGTAACAACTCTTTTATATATTTCATCAATGCTAGATATTTCTAATGTTCTTTTAGAGCCATAATCTTGGTTTCCAAGAATTATATCCTCTTGTATTTTAACTTTTAATGTTGCCATATTAACCCCTTAATGCTTTTTCGGCTATTTTGACAAGAGCGGCAGGATTAGCTTGTTCACCTGCTGAAGCTATCTCTTCTAATGCTTCAATAGCTACAATAAATTTTGGATTAAAATAATCTTCTCCAAAATCAAAATCAGTCATATCAACTGAATCTATATTAGGCCAATTAGAATTACCGTTTTTTTCCACGTTTTTTTCCACGCTTTACAGCTCCACCTTTTTTATAACCTCTTGCCTTAGCCGCGGCTTGCTTACCTTTTTTTGTATAAGGATAATGTTTTCCACCTACTTTTGGCATACTAATCTCCTTGTCTCCAAGCTTTTTTTGCTCTTTCATTCCATATCTTGGAATTTTCTTTTATTATATTATTTTCTATTGATTTCACACTATCTTCCATTGTAGTAGTAGAAAAACCAACTAAATCTTTGCGTATTGCAGTAGCCCATCCGCTGTCTCTTACAATAACTTGAGTTGTATACAGAGGGTCCGATGCTTTATTTCCACATGAACGACAATAGAACCAACCTTCTGGATTTGGCTCATCACAATGTATACATTCTTTCATTAAGAACCTGCTACAATAAGCGTTAAAATTCTATCGCCATTTAAACGACAATGCGATACAGATAATATTGCATTATTTGTACTATCTAAACCAACGATATAATCATAAATCTCTTTTGCCATCCCTGAAGAATCACCTTGAGTTCCCGGGTTAGCATTATGAATAAAAACTTTTGTTTTTGTATTTGATGAATTATAATCTGCCATTTTTTTCCCTTACTTTTTTAGTGAGGCGGGATAATTCCCGCCCCACCATATTCAATCTGTATATTGAGCTATTACCTCTCAAACTTAAGATTAGCTAAATGTGATATGTGCTTTATCAGCCGCTAAACTGAAGACATAATAACTGTCTCCATCACAAACGATAGAAGCTCTATCTCCTTTTGTTGCACCACTAATAAAAGTTAGTACATCAAAACCAGTTCCTTCAGAAACTGTTTGAGCTGCTCCATCTTCACCATCAATACCATGACCATGCATATTGTCACCATCATCATCGGTAACTTGCACAGTTACAGCATTAGATGCTACTGTACCAAGAATAAATTCGGCATTCCAGCCCATTAATTTATTATCGTCAGAAGCACATTCTGGTAATGTGATAGCATAAGCTGAAGCCTGATTAATCATAAAAACACTTCCTGAGTCTTCTGCTGTTAATGTTAAAGCAGCATTGACGTGGCGTATTTTTTTCTTAAAATCAGACCTACCACTATTTTGTTCTATATAATCACTACGCATTATTCAACCCTCCTAATTCAAGTCAGTGAACGAATACAACATATGAGTTTCTGGAATTGTTACTTCCAGACCTGCTTCAGTAAGAATCATATCTTTCCGAAGGTCTTCATCAGCTTGTTGTACGTTAGTAATTACATGAGTATCACGATTTAATCCATTACCTACCAAAGGTCTATAAGCTAATTGACCCATATCAGCCAACAGTAAGAAACCTGCTGACATTCCACGGAACAATGGCTCACGAACAATAGATAAATCTCCATGAACAGTATTCAATTGCATGATTTTATGTCCAAAAGAGCCATCTCTTTGTGAAGCTTGGAAGTTATAACGATTTCCTGTATCGTCAGGGTCACCAAGAGACACATCAATGAAACTATTGTTTCCAACTTTGTTTAGATAAGAGATAACAGGTAAACCAGCTAGAGCAAGTTTGTTATTACTTCCACCACGTGCTGGGTCAAATAATACTTCAAAGTCTCCTAAAAACGTATCATACGTTACCGAAGAAGAAGCTGCTGCCGCAAAATACGGAGCTCCGGAACTATATGAAATAGAGCCGGGTGATTGTGCTTGACGGTTTACGATGATATGTCCTGCAAGACCTTCTGTACTTTGAACGCCACTTTGTCTTCCGCGCTGTCCAAATAACATTGCTCTTTCTATATCAACCTTATGTTCTCTTAGTTTAAGATTCCAGATTCTTTGCCATTCGTTTGCATACCCTCTATAATTAGTAGCGATTGACGTATTGGTCATTTCTGCTGCTGTTTTAAAGATTTGAGTATAGCCGTAATCGTCTTCTAATGATTTAGACCAGACATCTGGCGAACCCGAACCTTCAGCAAATGCAGTACCAATAATCTGTGCTTTGTCACCATCTGCAACAGCGTTATAACCACTCTCAGAGGAGTTACCAACGCTCATACAAGTAACATCACAAACTGTTTCAGTTGAATTAACAGAAACTGAATCTAAGCGAAATACTGCTTGAGATTTTCCATCAACCACTTCAACAGCAACAACCATACCCGGAACCAACCAATCAACATTAGCTCCAGAACCATCATCAAAATTGATAATACCAGAAACACCAGCTGATAATGAGCCTAAGGCACTATCAGCATATAGTGAACGATTTGTCCAATCAATTTTACTACGATTTTCTAGGAACCTAAATACTGGGTCAGAAGTAGGTACTTTTGCTATTTTACTCAGATATACAAAAAAAGGAGATTCTTCTGGGGCTAACTCAGCGACTCTATCGCTAAAGTCATACATTCGCCTACTATCTGGGGTTGCCCCATGAGCCGAAGCATGACTATTACCGGCAGTTGTCGCCATATCAGCACTTGAAATCTGGCCTCGAATATAGCCAGCTGCACTTGTAGCCATTATGCTTTCCTTTCTTTATTTAATTAAGGTAATCTGCTTCCCATGCCTCCGGCGTTCTTTACTCCATCCCACATTTCATCAAATTCATCTTTGACTGCTGGGGGAGCTCCTTGTAAAGCGCCCGGACTGCGTGGTGCTTGTTTAGCTGCTTTCGCAGCCTCTACCGAATTGCGAACTTCAGGTCTTTTTACATTACCAGTAGAACCACGCCATACCTTGACTAAAGTGTCAAGAGATAACTGTTCTGTTGGTCTTGTAGCAAATTCCATAAATTGATTGACTTCATTTTCATTCAATTTGTATTTGTTCTTCAATTCGCTAACCGTATTATTAATCATAATTTGCTCATTCATTTGACCAAGTTGCTGATTAACTGCTTCACTTACAGAACGCTGTTCTTGAGCTGTTCTATACTTATATGAAGCTGAATCCGGTTTGTAGTATGCGTCCCAAGGATTAAACTCATCCTCGGACAGCGAAGGTTCTGAACTGCTATTCTGATTGACACCATCACCATAACCCTGCTCTTGAAGTTGCTTCTCCGCTAAGGCAGTCATGACACCTTTATATTTGTCATTTTCAGACTGGGCTTTGTCATAAAGCGATTGGAACTTACGTGCTTCCTGTTCCCAATCTGTCTGCTGTTGCGAAGTCAAATCTTGAGCATTACTTTCTGGAACTTCATTAAATCCCAGAACATCTTCTTCTTGTGTGGCATCATCCTCAAAAAAGGTATCAGACATACCGTCACCACTACCTAAAACATCGTCTACGACTTGTTCTTCGGTAGTTTGTATTGCTTCAGCTTGTTCCATGTTATTTTCCTTTCTACAATGTCTCGCCAGCTTCTGGAGTAGAACCCATTACATTTTTGGATTTCTCAGCTGCGAGCTTCACTGCTCCGGCAAGCCTTTCAGCCTGCACTTTGTTATTTGCTTTAGCATCCGTTTCGACATTAGTAAGTTTGGATTTAAATTTTTCAACTTCAACCCTCTTCCTATCTGCCACCGACTCTCTTCGAGCGGTCTGCAAGTCACCCTGCAAATCTTTTACTTGTCCTTCTAATTGCTGTACCATGTTTTGCAATTGTTGTATTTCTCCAGTTCTTTGCAATATTCCTTCTTTATCAAATATTTCTGGATTCTTTTTCAAAACTTCCTCTCTATCTACAATTCCTAATTGAAATGCTTCTAGATATACATTATACTCAGCCCATTTACTTGTAGGTAATGTAGAACCGGGAGCTATAGACACATCATGCTGATTAACATTATATTTATCTTTTGCTATATCTATTAAAGTTCCACTAACATCATCATACAAATTAACAGTTACTTCTGTTAAATCGTTATTAGGCTGTGCAAGCTTAAATAATTTTTGGTATGAGTAATGACTTTTACCAAGTCCATACATTACTCTACCTAATCTTGTTATACCAAATTCTATATCTCTTAATTTAGATTTTGGTCTTTCTGCTCCTAATGATACCATTTTTTCTGTACCTCTAACTGTATCTGGAGCTTGTTCTGCAAAACCGTGCATTAATTCTGGTAAACCAAATGTGAAATCTATATAATGTTCAGCGCTTTGTATTAAGCGATAAAATTCAGCAGCTAATGGAGTAGGAGATGGATAATGTGGTTCTCCTTGAGAACTATCTACTTCTATTACAGCATTAGGATTAGCCCAATCTCTTTCTAAGTCTCCAATATTTTCTACACTACCTAAAGGAACTAATAATTTAAGACCTGCTGATGCTTGAGCATGAGATATAGCTAAAGACCATAATTTATTTAATAATCTTTGCATTGGTCTAGCTCTAGCAACATCAGAACGAGGATATGGTGTTCCAGTATATACATTTGGCAATGGTATAATAGGATATATATCTATATTTAATATAGATTCATATAACACTATTTGACCTACAGTTGCTATAACTGCAACTCTATTTTGTAAAACTTCTTCATATTCCATCAATCCGCTTTCAAAAACATCAGGATTTTCAGCTAAAAACATTTGAAATTCAGGTTCACTTAATACTTGCTCTTCCTGTGTTCGCATATCAGCTATTCTGTAAAATGGTACTTTAGTCTTAAAAAATCTTTCTAATACTTGATAATATTCGCTTTGTCCATAGTCTAAATCTTTTGAAGCATCTGGATATACGGTATAAATACTATTTTTATTTTGAGGAGAAGGATAATCTTCATCTGAGTGTGTACTTATATCTTTTATTAAACCTTCTACCATCTCTCCTGTTTCAGGGTCTAATTGAGGCCCTAATTCCGGATAGAGGCGAAGCACTTGTTCTTCAGTTAGTATAGTAGACAATATGATACTATCAGCATCATCGAAAAACCTGTCCCTAGATGATGGTGGGACATAGACACGAAACGGGTTTACACTTGTGAACTTGACATCGCCCCTACCGAAATCAGATTCATTATCAACATAAGCATATAAATATCCTAATCCAGTTACTGCATAATCATGTATTGCTTGCTTCATATGAACGTCACCGCTAGACAACTCCCAGCAATAACCAAGTATCAAGCGCCATATTTTAGATAATTTAGCATCTGAATCTTCTCTTGGTATAACTGTAAAAGCTGGAGGACTAGCTGTTATAATAGCTTTAAGTTTTTCAACTGCTGGGCCAATTCTATCCATTGGTACTGCAGCTTGGTTTACAGCAGAAAGGTCATCGCTTTCATCTGTTGTATAATGATTTCCTGAATAGAAATCTATATCAGAACGAGCTTCTGTATCCCAAGATGAACGCGCATCTCTCCAGCGTTGCCATAATTCTTGATTCTCTTTCGCTCTGGGGTCTAATTTTATGTTTGGCATACGGCGCCAAAGTTATGAAAAAAAAATTAAAGTGTCAAGTATTTCTTAGTCCGGTCATCCAATTGTATACTTTTCCCCTCTTCGCTCTCTTTTTACTAACACTTTTATACTCACTTTTTTTCATTCTAGAGCTTGAAGGCGCTTTTGCATAATAGTCAGCGTAATACAATCCATCCATTAAATCATCATGTCTCGGAAATGGATGTTCAAAAAATTCATCTACCAATTCTGTCATACTACGTCTTATAAATAATTTTTTAGAATTAACAATAGGCCCTAGTGTTGTTTCTAATCTATCTTCTTTTTTTATACCACCCGGAGGTTTAACGCCTTTGAATATACCCGGAATAAGTCTTTTATCACTATGAGCAAGTCTTGTTACCATATCTCTTACCATTTCTTGAGCAGCTACTGTTTCTATTGTAGCTCTACGTACAGGAGAGTATTTATTAGCCATATCTACAATTATTTGTGGTAAATCAAATGTAGGGATACGTTCACGGAAATATTCCAATACATAACGATTTTTTTCTTTATCCATAGCTATAACCATTATTACTTGGAAATCTGATGTATTTGTAGCTGTTGCTGCTATATCAACTCCAATATAAACATTAACAGGTATCATTTCATCTGTAGTAGCTAAATAAGCCATTCTATCTATTGATTTAAATTCATGAGCATGATATTGTATTCTATCTATTTTAAATGCTGCAGTAGATACATCACGAGCATCATTCATATACTCTTGAGCAAATTTATTAACTAAACCAGCTTCTATAAATTCTCTTTTCTTAGCGGCTAGCTTTTCTTTTGAGAATTGTTCTGGCCATATAGGTTTATCATTTTCAATAGCTCTATAAAAAGTTAAATCCCAAGGATATGTTCTACCATTATCTGTAGCTTCATTATATCCATCATAAATCATTTGTAAAAAACTATCAAAGTGTACAATAGTACCACATAACCATATCCAACCTTCTCTACCAGCAGATTCTTCTAATGCAGGATATATAGTAGATACTACCCATTTTTTAATTTCAGCTCTACGTTCTGGTGTTTTAGTATTTAATTCAGATTCAAAGTCATCAAGTATAATACCAGTATAACGTACATCTAATTCAGAACGACCACGTAAGCGCTGTGAAGTACCTTTTGCTATCATTCTATCGCCTTTAGCAGTTACAATATCTTTTTCAGTCCAACGATTACCATATGTATCTCCAGCCATATCACCAAAATAGTATCGAATAAATTTATTTACTTCTAAATGTGTTTTAATATATTTTAAATGGTCAATAGCCTGACCCTGTTCTTCTGCAATCCAAGCAATAAACTGCTGTTCTTCTTTAGGACTAAATAACATTTTATGTAGTATAGCTGCTTTTGACAATATAGACTTACCAAAACCTCTAGGAAGAATATTACATATTCTAGCTCCGGGTTTAGTACTAATTAATTTTTTAGCTATTAACTTATGAAACTTTGGGGAAGTACTTTTATTTAAAAAGTCTTTTGGTAAGAAAGCCCTACCAAAGTATAGTAAGTCTTTATATGAATTAGATAGTATTTCATCCGCTTCCTTCATTTGAGAAGGAGAGGGGTTTATGTTAAAATTATTGACTTTATCCAACTTGTAAATTTATATATACTATAACAAACGGGTACCGTTAGTATTGGGCTTACCGGTGTTAGGTATACTATCACCATTATTGTTTTCATTTTTTTTCTCCTTTTTCTTTTCCTTTTTTTCAACTACATCTATATCTAGCCAATCACTAAACCAACTTTCTTTCATGATAACCCCACTATATTATTATTTTTACTAGTATTGGCAAATATCAATATATCGTCATCTCCAAAGACCGAATGACAATGAATACAGTAATAACTTCTTGGTTTACCATATTCTTCAAATATTACCATTTTATCTCTATTAGAAACACTTCTATCACATACAAAACATTTTTTACTGCTAGTAATAACTACAGGCATGCTTTCTATGGATACGTCACTAAAACCATCTTTAAGCAGGGTCTTTTTCTCCATGAGATATTAATTTTACGCTAGCTCCACCTAATTCAGCTAACTTTTCTTTACTAAAGCCTTCAAATACAGCAAGAGACTCTGTTTTCTTTTCTTTTGGAAACATACCAGCTATTTTCATTAACATCTCCAACGCTCTAAGTTTATCGGAATCTCTAGCTTCATCTTTATCAACTATTACTTTTGCTTTCTCAAGTAAATAATCTTCGTCTATACCAACCTTTAGCATGGACTGTTTTATTTCTTCACTAACCAATTTACTAATCCTTTCTGTTTTTAGCAAGGCTGTTGCTTGATTATTGGCATAATCCTCTCTATTAGTAGGATATACCTTTAAATACGCTTTTGTAGGATTCATTCCTTTTGCAACATATTTAGCAAATAACTTCTCTCTTCGCGATATATTTGTTTTATTAGCCCTGTGCACATTACTACTTTCATGTCTAGATAAGCTATATATGTTTTTAGGTGGTAAACCGGACATTAAGTGTTTACGCTCTGTATGTCTAGTTCCTAGTATTGTAGTAACTAATTCACCACCACCTTTCATTGGTAAGCGCTTTATTATTCTACAAACCTGACCATCATCAGTCATAGTCCATGAATCTGTAGGTGCATCACGCCAATTATCATATATATAGTCATCAGGGTATATTTCCCTAAATTCATCTACATCTTCAAAAGCAGGCTGTTTAACACCCTTTACTAATTTATACCGCGCCACTACCGACCTTATTACTTCTTATTTCTTAGCTTTATTAGCATTTTTTCCTCCGGACGCGGTTGTGTTGCCGTTTATTTCCTTTCCCCATAGAAATGTTTTACCATTTACTATGTCGACAACCTCTAAACGAAAATCTCCATTAGGAAACCAATCAACTACTCCAAAGGCATGAGCCCAGTTAACCTGTCTATTATTTAACCACATATTTGTTTCACTAGACATATCTTTTAAACAACCCATTGAAAAGGCATGATGAGCGCCATCTACATGAGTAACGCCAGCACGTTGAACATCGTGAGTATGTCCATATACTATATTCTTACCTAAATTCATAGTATGTTGCCTAGTATGGTTAATTGTAGAGTAGTGACCACCATGATAGAAGTATAACTTACCTATACGCATGAGCTTTCCATAGGGATAGTACTTATACCCCCTATTATCCAGACTCATAATATTTTTATACTTATATTTATCCAAATATGGATATTCTTCTACAAACATATTTAGCCAATTATCATGATTTCCTTCAATCATGTGCTTTTCTTCGCATTTTACCCTTTTTAATGCTTTATCAAACAAATCAAGACCAGCATTGACCTTAGCTTGTTCTTTTTCTAATTCTTCTATAACATATTCTAATGGTGGGCGCTTACGTCTTTTATACTTAAATGGAGAAACGCTCTTCCATTCGCCTAAATCACCCAAACATACGAATATATTCGGTTTTATTATTGGTATAGCCTTTATTACGCAGTTTATAGCAGCATCATCCTGTAGCGGAAAATGCACATCTGGTATAATAAGAGCTCTACGCTTTTTACTTTTCTTTATTCTTGCCATGTTTCCTACTATATAATACGATATTATTGTTCTTACGCGACATATCAGTGGCTATATCATCTCTGAGCATGCCAATTGCTATTTTGCCGCCCTTTTCTTTAAAATCTTCAGCACCTTTACCCATAGCTTCTATTACAACTAAGTGTCTTAAGTTGCAATCACAGCACCATAGATAAAAATGAGCTTCAGCATCAACTGCAAAAGCCTCGCTGTCGAATGTTTTAATGTTCATTCTGCACTATCGGTACTACTATATTTTCAAAGTACTCACAATCATAAGCTTTACAAGGCTTGTCCGCATACTTTTTGTCTACTATTTGGTATAATACCCCGTTTTCATGTTTCATCATAGCTCCTATGCATATATTGTTAACCCAATTACAGCAATGTTTCTTAGCTTGTGCCAATTTTTTCTTCTTTTCTGACTCTAGCACAGCGGAAGTTAAGCATTAATAATGAAAATGTCAAATTTACAATTTTTAGGCTTTGTAATATATATATAATATATAGCGCTATATATATAATATATACTATACGCATATAATAGTTATTTCTATTACTATACTATACTATATATACTATACAAAACTTGAAAAAAATTTTTCACAAATATTTTGAGGGTTTTTAGCGCTGTTTTAAGGAAAATGCAAAAAATAGGGTCACTTTGGGTGTGGGTCTTTTATAGTGCCCCCGACCCGGTCAGTCGGTTTTCGTTTTCAGTGCTTTTAGGTTGAAAAAAATAATGTCGTATAATATATATTATGTCTAGTCTTATAGTATAATTTTTAGTTTGCTATCTGTAAAGCAAGGCAACAATCAAACACTGTATTAAATTGTTTTATTGTTTTATTTAAAACTTGACACTAATCAAATCAATACACTATATTAATACTGTCAATTAAACAAAATAAAATAAAGGATATAATATGGCTATAAAATACACTAATGCCCAAGTAGCTGAATTCAAAGAAACTTTATTTACTGACTTAGTAGACGGTAATGAAGTATTCAATGAACAAGGCTTTGATGATTGGGTGCAAATGCAAGAAGCTAAAGGAAATTCTTTTCCTAAGGCTAGAACTGGCAAGGTAGTAGATAATTCTACAATTACAACATTGAAAGAATCATTTACTAAAGCTATTAAGAAACTACCTAATGTAACTACGACAGGTAAGAAGGGTTATGTATTAGATGGTAAGAACCAATTAATACAAGTTCAACCCTTATTTAGGGTAGTAGAGCCAAATAAGGCTGGAGTTAGTGAAGAGAAGTTTAAGGAAATATTCAAAGCTACCGAAAAAGCACAGAATAAAACGACACCTAAGAAGGATAAGACTAAGCAAAACAAATAATATATTTATTGTTTGTAATAAATCAAGCCTATTCATATCTTTGGATAGGCTTTTTTTATGCTATATTTAAAGATACACGTACCAACACACCTAAAACCCTCGAATTCAATACTTGGATAAGCTAACAATAAAAATAAATCGTCATTCGACCAAGTTTATCGCTAAAGATTTTACTAGTGATAGAAAGGGAAAAGTAGTGTACTACACACACAAAGCGACACACTATTCAACAGCGAGAGATATTGTAGTTAATCATTTAGCAAAGTATTATAGTCAATTTAATTTACGCGTAGTTATAAGAGATAGCGTAGTAAATGAAGTAATAATACATAAGCCAGATAAAAGCGTACCACCAGAAGATAAATACAAAGGCTTACCTGCGTGTAATAGATATATTCCGGACAAGCTAGTAACATTTGAAGCTAATGGTATGCGATATAGAGTAGATAAAGATTTTAATCTGTACACTGAAGATAACAGTGCGTATTATAGAAATATCAAGAAAAGTAAACTGCGTTATTTAACTAGTCAATATGATAATGGACGTATGAGCGCAGAGACATTTGTTTATGAACTAAATAAAGCAATAGACAACAGATGAGTAGCGGTATTTCAATACAAGCATCCTCCCACTCACAACTCCGCTATTCATCTCCTATTGCGAAAAGGAAAGTTTTATGAAAGAAGAAGATAAATTAAGAATCTTTACAAATACAATAGAAGCGATAGAGCAGCAGTATTGGCTTGGTCGCACTCATATAGAATCAAAGAAAAGAGTACACGCACTTACAAGTGCTATGTTAAAGTACAGGCGACAGTTTCTCATTTACAGGATATTTGAGTTCTTGCGCCTAAGATAGAATTTATCAAAGAAAGCACAGCGACAAGTAATTGTTGTATGTGATAACAAATAACGAAAAAGGAAAAGCGATGCAAGATAATATCTCAGTCTTAGGATTGCATACCGCATTGAATGAAAAGGATTACATTTGTAATACCTCTTTTGCTTCAAATATAGCGTCTGCAATTCAATCAAAGCCTGTTGGTGGTGCGTTTCTGTACGGTCCCGCCGGGACTGGAAAGAGTCTGCTACCTCAGGTGTTGTCTGAGATTCTTGAGCGTAAATTATACTTCCATCAATGTTCAGCAGGTACTCGCGAAGATGACCTATTGATGCGTATTTGGCCGAGCGAAGAAACTACTTCTGGTGTCAAAATAGAATATGGTAAAATATTCGAAGCGTCAAAAGCATCACAAAGCGAGAAAGTTGTTGTTGTATTAGATGAATGGGATAAGACAAAACCAAGCGCAGATGGTTTCTTTTTAGACTTTCTGCAATATGGTCGCTTATCAGTGCCTAACGGAGATGATGTTAAGGCGAATTTAGATAATATGATAATATTCTTTACTGCCAACGATGAACGTGATTTTTCAGAAGCGTTACTGCGTAGGTTTCCTAAAATAGACCTTATGCCATTAGCACCAACATTAGTTAATGAAGCGCTAAAGAAAACCCACAAGAGTAGTCCTTTTCGCCCTAATGCTATTAGTCTGTATCAGAAATGTCTGATGGCGGATATGCCCAAACCTGCAACGATACAAGAACTGCGTCAATTATTAGATGCTATTTCATTTCTTGGTAAAGGTGCTGATTGGGATACGCTAGTTTATCAGTACATAACAAAAACTGATGAAAATCATTCTTTACTTAGCGAAGCTGAGAAGAGTGTATGGGAAGACTATAAGCAAGAACAGAAAACAAAGTTAACGCCAGATGCTTATATTAAAGCGTTTGGTGAGGATAAGGATAAATCTGATAGCGTAGAGATGCCTAAAATGTCTGATTTAAGAAACTTTGACAGTACATTTGAAACTGTACAAGGTATTTCTGATGATGATGACGTTTATGGCGTTATGAGCCGTGATGATAGTGCTTATTCAGTATTAACTGATACAGTTGGCGATATGCCAACAGAACCACAGTTCATTGATTGGGCGGAAGTACGTAATGATTGCATTATTGCTAAAAAACCTGTTCCACTACACAACGCTAACGAACTAATGGTTAGATTTAAACGGACAAGGGCGAAAGGTGAGATAGTATTCACTACCGAAGACATATCACTTGATGAGATGCGTAGATTAGTTCGTGGTAAATATACGAAGAACAAGTATTCCGCTAAGGAAATAATTGCTCGTGAAACGTATGATGGCAAAGATAGACCACGCGATGTTAAAGTGAAGAGAGATTGGGTAGATGTGCGATGGAAAGATGGTAAAACTGAGATAATTGTAAACTTAGGTTATGTAACGCGTTTGTTTCTAGCTATGCAAATGAATGCTAAGCATAACTTAATACAATTACCGGAATTACGTAACATTGAAACTATCATAACTCATCCGATGCTTTCAGGTAGCGATATTGTACCTTTCTACCTTAAGGAAGCGAGAGTACAAGATAAAATAGGCAATATAATGCTCAAGAATCTGAAGCGCACAAACGGTTATTGTCAGATGCTTATGCCTAAACCTCCACAGAAATATAGCGATATTGATATATCATCTAAAATAGATGACTTACACGCTAGAAAAGCGAAATTTCAATATCAAATAGTTCCGGATGTTAAGGTAATTAAAGCAAATGATATTCAAGTGAGGCTAGTAAGCTTATTAGCGCACTATGACTATGATGGCAATGATTGTGTTTGGGTAAGCGTAGGTAAAGCACCCGATATAAATGTATTTAAGTTCGCTCTAGGGCTTACTGATTACATTCCATTATACAGTTGCTTTAAGACAGATACAAAAAATACTTTAGAGCATATGCAGAAAAGCGGATGGAGAGTATCGAAAGATAATCTCGATGCGTTGCATAAGAATGAAGTATCTTGTTTATTTGTGTCTGACCATGTGATAATATGGCGTAATTTTTGGAGTGGCGACTGTCTCGACAAATCAAACGCTTTATTATCAAATAAAATAAAATCGACAATAACACTCTTAGAAACACTTAAGGAAGCATATGAAATTAAAGATTAACAGAGATTGGCGCAAGTGGAGTGATGAAAATAATGACACACACGCTCCTAGAGTGGTTGTCGGTAGTGAAGAGGGGTCTGGCGGAAGTCAGACCTCTCGCTCTATTAAAAATAATATACCAAGTAAACTTAAAATTAAAAAAGTACCAACCGCTAAATTAAATAATAAATCAAATAAAATGTATGATGCGGGTAAAGAATTATATGCAAACAATAAGTTTGTTTCTAAAACATCTAAAGCGCATGTTTATAACACGCAAAATTTATATGACAGAGTAGAAAATATAAATCAAACAATAAAAGAAAACATTGATGATTTAACGGGAGATGAAAGAAAGCATCTAGATAAGCGCATAAATGATATATATGACTTTGAAAGTCAGTTACATTATAGCAGATATAGTGAACATGAAAGAGATGAGAGCGGAAAGATTAATAATAAAAAATTAGATACTAACCAAAATTTCAAACACAATGAACATAATGCGCCTTCTTTAGGTATAGACTACTATAAATCAAGAAATAGGCGTTATGGTACTGATTTTGCCAATTTAATAGGCAAATTAGCAGAAGATAACAGTGGCGTGGACGTAGAAGGCGATGATTTTTGGGATGAACGTCTTTTAACAGAGCGTGTTGTTACTAAATATTCAGTAAATAAGTGTAAAAAAGACAGAACTAAAGAGCGCATTGTACTTATGTTGGATACTTCTCCATCTTGTAAGCGTGTTGCTAGTTTTTATGGTCTTATAGCACAATTAGCAGCAAAATATGATGATATAGAGCTGTATGATGCGCCTAATGGTAGAATTGTTCATAAATATTGTAGGCGTACAAAAGATTTTATTCCAATATGGAATGAAGAAGATATATATAATAGAGCGTATGAATGGAAATACTTAAAAAATAGAACTGTATTGCTATTTAGCGACTCTGATTGTATTCCTGTCATAAGAAAAAATATGGGCGTAAATACAATGATAGTTATGGCTCACGATGAAAACAACGACATGGCTTACAGAAGCGAACGACTTAAAGCGCTTGGTAAGAAATTAGAAAATAACGGTGGAAAACTGTATCATAATATAAATAGCCCGGATAAACTTGTGGAGGTAATCAAAAAACTTAAATAATAACAAAAAAAGGAGCGTAATATGTCTAAACAACAAAGTTACTATGTATGTTTAACAGCAGATGCCCATGCGGCTATCAATGTTAAAGTTGCTAGTAAAGTTGAAATGCAAAAAGCTAAGCCGCTATTTAGTAATTTGGTAAGTAAATGCCAAGTTTCAGCAAAAAATAGCAGTACGCCACAAGAGTTCTTTAAAGAACTTAAAGCGAATATGGAAAAATTCAGCGAATTTACTGATTTTTTCGATACTACTGCCGTTTCAATGGCGACAGCTATAACTCAAATGCGTTTTCATACTGTATTAGTTGATAATTGGGATAAACAATATGCTAAAATAGTTTGTACGCAAGAAGGAAAAGAAGGTATGACCTATGATTTACCGCCACCCTCTATGGTTGTTCACTTAAAAAGTAAAAAAGCAGCTAAAAAGAGTGGTTCAATGATGTCTGGTAGATACAATAGTGCTGGTACTGTTGATGTTAGCTACGGTTTTATTGATGAAGATGGCGTTCAATTAGAAAAACTCAAAAAACAAGTGCCGGAAGATGCTATAAAAGGAGCGATAAACACAATGATGGAAGATATTGAGAAGCTGCACAGAAAATCTATTGATAAAGTTCTTGTAGATTGTGGTTTTGAACCTAGAGTTGAAGAAGAAATAGCGGAAGATGGTGCAGTTATGACTGTGAAAGAGTTAGGTACTTCTACTGGCGGTAAATTTACTGCTAGTAAAAAGATGTACGATTTGATTGATAAAATGAACATCAAAGCGTCTGACAACTTTGACGACATACTTAAGAAGTTGATGGATAATCCTGAAACGCGAG